ACGCGTCCTTTTTCAAGGATGTCGTAAGGGTGATCAAATAACGGAGCTCCACCTTTGCAGGTGGCGCTTGGCTTGTACCAAAACTCATATAGGACCTGTCTTAAGAGTCCTACAAGAGTCTCAGTCTTAGAGTTGTCAATTCTAAGAGTCCAGTTCTTGCAGCCTTCATTGACTACTAAGAACTTATTCAGGGCTTTGTCATCAGCATCTTTAGCAACGTTGCTAACCAATTTCTTGGTTAGCGAATTGCGGATACTGACAGCAAAGGTGTCCCTGACTGAGATCCCGGGGAACAGGGTATTGCTTTCGCAACACCCCGCCTCGGCGAGATCCTTCTGCAGCAGAGCGGTTAGCACTTCAGGCTTAATAGCCATAAAGAATGCCTCACTTTTCTCAGACCGTATACTCAACCGCCAACAGAACAGTCGACGATTGAGGGCTTAACACCGTTCGAATGAATAGTGTTAGTCGCGAGATACCCAATGCCCACAAGCACGCAGCAAATAAGCAGCGTGCATATGAGTATGAAGGTTTTCAAGCAACGTTACCCGTGATAAGCGTATCGCCCAAATCAGCGCTCTCACCAGTGAGAACGCCGACCAGAAGCGAACACATAGCACGGATCTCAGCCGGACTATACGAGTCCGACCCAGCGGGGATGTCAAATGTCATACGACAGATGGCGACCGCCGGGACTCCACTAGCACAGTCCACACCCTTGCGGATGATGAACTTGTACTGATTGGAGGGAATGCTACCACGGAGCCCAGTCACAGGGTTCGGGGCCGGAAGAATCCGAGGATTCGCCGGCTTCGTGAACGTCATAGTGAAGGGCTTCGAGATAGTGTTGGCACTCACACCAGCTTGCGTCCCGCCAAGGGACGCAACAACATGCTGGCGTGCAACCGCGCTCGGAGCAAGGTCTGCGGACAGGTTATAAACCGGAGCCGTAAACCCAGTCTGAGCACCACCACCAACGGAAGCGGAAGGTGACCAAGTCATCTTTGTGTTTCCTTAAAGATAGGTGAAGACATCCTCAAGAGAAGATGTCGCGGATTGTAGCTCTATGAGTAACACCCAAGGCCGCTATGTTAAGCCAACGAAGGCTCGACACACCGGGAACCTTGAATTGCAAACCTGGTACTAATGAACCCTGATAGGATTCACGTACTTTGGTCTGACTACTCACAGAGCCCCCGATCCCAGGCTTTTGAGACAACATCGATCTTGTCGCCGCCGGGTTACCTGAAGGTGCAATGTCAACCTTTTCCACATCTACTTTGCAAGTAGTTGCGGTAAGGCTGCCGCGCACCGTCCAGTTAACACCAGCAGACGGGTTCGATGCTGCTTGAATTATCCCACCTATATTGGTGAAATAATCGACCAGGAAGGAGTAAGGGATTAACTCCCATACAGTTGGCACGAATGACGGAAAATTAAGACCGAGTATCGCAGATGTAGCACCGGAGTCCTCTGGAGTTTTAACACTCACAAGGCACCGGTAGCGAACCTGCGACTTCGACGAGATGTTCCGCCGCCAATGTATCTGACTGGACCCTACATTATCAACACCAGAGCTGGACGAGTCATTAGACGAGTCGGAACCGGACGCTCCCACGGTTTTACGTGGTAGGCGCCCGTTTCGTAACTCGCTTAACGCTTTCGCACCATCTTTAATGTCGCTAA